GTAGGATGATGAACCCTGACGAATACTTCAAGGACTGGGCGTGGCGCAGAGACACAGGAGACCTGTGCCCGGAGTGCTATGAGGAGTACAAGCGAGTAATCGAACGGTTCAACGCCAACAGAAGAAGAACGAGAGGGGAGAGATAATGGATGTTTACTGCACCACAGAACATTGCTCTTGCATTGGAATCAAGCAGTTTTCTGCTGGCGAGGCTATCCGATGCACAGCAGAATCCTGCGAGAACAAATCCGAGCCATCTTGTGGCTCTTGCAAATGGTACGCAGAGCCGGAGGGCGTGTGCGTGAACGACCAGTCAGAACACGTTGCAGACTTCGTGTGGGACGAACGTGGATGCAAGGAATGGGAGAAGAAAGATGAAACGTCAGCAGACCTATAAAGGGCTTATCGGCAAGGGCTGGTACGACCAAAGCAAATTTAGCCACAGATACGCTTGCTGGGCAAATCATCGCAATAACTGGGCTATTCGCAAGGCTGACAACCGCAAGCTGGCAAAGGCGAGATTGAAGCAGATTGAGCGCCAGCAAATCAGAAAGGAACTGGACGAGTATGACAGCAGGGGAGAAAATCAGGAAGCGTAGGATTGAACTGCACGTCAAGCAGAAAGACCTTGCAAACAGAATCGGTGTGACAGCCGCTTTTGTATCAGCTATTGAGAACGGAAAGCGCAGATGCAAAGAAAGGTGGCTTTTCAGAATTGCGACCGTCCTTGACTGCACCATATATGACTTGCAAGATGACGAGCCCAAAGGCATGGTAGACCCAACCAACGATGACTTTGGTGCGGTCTGTAACTGTGCTGTGCGCTACTGCTTAGGCAGACGGTCATATATGCCTAGTCTTGTCTGCGGCTACCTGACGCCGTTGCTGTCCAAACTGGATGATAACACGCTGTTCTGCTTTAAACGCGACATTGAAGAGCACAAGAAAGACGGATTCGATTTCGGCGATTCGTGTGATTATGAAACGTGGAAACAGTTCTATACGGCAGTTCAAAAAGAGATTGACGGGAGAAGCGACAATGGCTAATTATACAGAATACCTTGAACGAAACGCACTTATTGAAAGAATCGAGAAAGCTTATTGTGATGGCTGCGAGAACTACAATGGCGTTCGATGCTGTGCTTGCGGTATCGGAGATGCCATTGACGTTGTAGAGGATGCGCCAACTGCTTTACAACAGACTGCTGAATGGATTGTGCAGGACGAAGGACGAACAAGATTCATGTGTAGCCATTGCCACGCTAAGAACTACCGAGACCGATATAACTACTGCCCGAACTGTGGCTATTTGATGGAGAACAGGTTATGAGCAACACACTCTGGCATCCAGCAAGCGAACCGCCACGAGAGCGAACGCAGCCTTTGTTGCTTGCGACTAAGACAACGTGGCGTGATAGAAATGGAAAAATGTTGCAAGGTATTTCACCAACAACATATTGCATCGGCTGTTACGCGAACGGTCAGTTCTGGGACGAGATAGGCGAGAGACTGCCAAAAGATGTGACAGATATCGTTGTTACGCAAGATATGATTGACACATTCACGACAGAAATGCAGGAAGCATACCAAAAGTACGGCGATGATGAAGAAATCGTTCACAGCATGATGGACGGCATCATGTGTGAAACCTTAGAAAAGATGGGCTTTGCGAAAGGCGTGGAAATCTTCGACAAAGCACCGAAATGGTATGCGTAAGGAGGATTAAATATGGATGGATTTGAAGCATTAACAGAAGCGATGAACCAATGTGCTGCATCGATTGAACAGCTTGCAAAAGCCATCAAACAGTCTGAAACGCAGTGCGGTCACATCGAGCGAAAGAACAAGCGACCTGTGTACTGCAAGGGCGAAAGGTTGCATGATGTCTACAAGCGAATTGCGAGAACGAGAGAGGGGTTCAAAAAGTGACAGAACTTAAGAGATGCCCGTTCTGCGGGTCTATTCCGACCCTGTATCACGATGGATTGCATCAAGTGGATTCAAAGAGAAAATACCACACAACATGGATGATTTTATGCGAAAGGTGTCACAATGCATCAATGAGCAATAGTGCTTACTATAGCTTTGACGAAGATGGCGTTTTGTCACCGTATGACGAAAAAGACGGGCGAAAAGAAAAAGACAGGAGCACTTTCTCCTGTCCGGCTCATTATAGCATAAAAAGTTAGAAAAAGTAATATCCAAAGTACCAAGAAATATGGTGGTTGAGCCGGGTGGTTCTTGTACAAAAAGGGGAAAGTGCCAGAATTTACTTTTGTTTTCTTGTTTTCTTGGAAATAATCCCCTATACTGGTAAACGTAACAATGAATGAGGGAAAAAACAGCGTCGGTTTGAGGGAAAAGCCGAAAATTTAGAAAATCTATTCTTCTGGAAGGTTCCCGGCAGATAGAATTTTCAGGTATTTGCTGTAGCACTTTGCAGGAAGGAGGGTGAACGAGAGATGTCCATAGAGGCGATCAGACAAGTCACGGAAACGGAACAGGCCAACAAGCAGAGCAGAGCCG